CTGAAAAAGAGATGCAAGCTAACAGAGTACAAAACTTTATGAACTATCAGGTAACTGAGCAGATGCCAGAATACTTTGATGAGTTTGAAAGAATGCTTTTTCATCTACCCTTGATAGGATCTGCATTTAAAAAAGTTTACTATAGTGCTACATTAAAACGACCTGTCTCAGAGTTTATACCTATTGATCAGTTCTATGTATCATACTATGCAACTGATCTACGTAATGCTGATAGGTACACACATCTAATTTATCGTAGTCCTATTGACATGGAAAAAGATATTAGGGCTGGTGTTTATGATGACGTAGAGCTACCAGAACCAGATGAAATTAATGTTACAGGGTTTACTCAAAAGATGGATACCATTATTGGTATGTCTCCTTCTTCTGACAATGATCCACAATATCTTTTACTAGAACAGCATTGCTATCTAGATATAGAAAATACAGGAGAATCACTTCCTTACATTGTTACAGTTATAGAACAGTCAAGGCAAGTGTTAAGTATTCGTAGAAACTATGAACAGAATGACCAGAATAAAGAGAAGCGCAGTCACTTTGTGCATTATAGATTTGTTCCGGGCTTTGGTTTCTATGGATTAG